TTCATCTGACACCCGAAGGTCTTTAAAAACAAGGTTAGTGGTCTTCCCAGTTCTTCGGACTTTTTCTTGACATACTGCCTAGCCTTTGCCATGTAGTAGTACTGTCTCTCAGGCTCGTGGGTTGGCAGTGTCTGGGTGATATCTATGTCATCTAAGTTAATCATGTGTTTTTCCTCTCTTAATTAATCTCATGTGAGTATAGCACATTCATTCGATGTTTTGCAACAAATCATTGTCAATCAGACAATTAATGTATTCATTCACGCTCATGCCTCTCTTGGAGGCAGCGCTTTTGATTTTTTCTTTTTTTCCCGCTTTCATTGTCAGGTTGATTCTATCATATTTTTCTTTGATATATTTATTAATGTACTGGTTTTGATTAAACTCACTCATATTATTTGTTCCTCTTTTCGTTTACGATGTATATTATAACTAAGATGTCGAATATTATCTGACTAACTAAAAATAATGTTTCCATTTTACTACCTCCATTGACTTTTTCGTATTTTCGTAGTAAGTTGAGAGTGTGGGGAGCTTTCCGCTCCCCTTTTACTCAACTGTTTGTTGGTTACTTGTTGAGTATTAAGTTTAGCAATTGTAAAACGCTTATTATCAGATTTATAATTGCTGTGGCAAGAATGATGTTTTGAAGGGCTTCATTCTTGCCTTTTTTCTTTTGTCGTTTCTTTTTCTTACTCACTTATCTTACCTCCTTACATGATTATAATATCACATTATGCGCATAATGTCAATAGTATTTTGCGCATAATGTTATTTTAAAATAAAAAAATAGGACATCCATCAATCTGACAGATGCCCTATGTTATAATAATTATTTAATTTGTTGAGTCGGTCGGCAGCTCATTGGTATACTTTGATAGTGCCTTTTTAACTGTGCGCCACACCTTTTTGACTGGTAAACCGCACAATGACATATTCTTCAATATGCTTACAATCTCATACGCTATATATAGTAATGCGAAAAACTCCATCGTTCCGACTGTCTGTCCCGGAAGATATGTTCTTGCACCGGCCGGGATGAATCCGATGAGGTTCAATCTTATGATTGAGTCGACCAGAGCCAGGAGCACAAGAGAAATCAACATACCGACCTTTCTGATTGCTCCATTGATTCCAAAGTTTGAATTGAACTTTTTTTCCTTGATTGCTCGTAATACTCCGAAGATAGTGTCCATCACTATGCATATTACTACTATCTCCATAATTTTGTTGCTTGCTGTTGCCGTAAAAAATCTTATAATATCATTCATCATTTTTTTCTTATCCTTTCAAGAGTCTGTATGTTGTGAGTAATCCGACATATGCATCCTGTGTCAGTCCTCTGTTCTTTTGGAATACCTTCACGCATTTAGAGAGATAGCTCGTCCACTTGCCGTAATCCGTGTCTAACTTTGTGAAGCTGTATACATCGTGCAGCGTTCTTCTTAACCACTTGATTGCAGTCGGGCAATGGTGTTTCTGTCCACTCCACAGATTGTGGTTTTTTGCGAATGCCTGTGAGTCAGCTCCGAATTTGCCGTCCTCTTTCAGTGCATCATCTCCTTTAAGGTCAAAGCCTACGTTCATGGCGTGCTGCCATTTTCTGACTTCTTCACTTTCCAAGTAATAGTCAACATTACCCTTCCAGCTCTCATCGCTCGGCTTGGCCGGTGCGGGTGCAGGCTGGCTTGTTGCTGTTGTATCTTTTGCTCCAAGCTCCACATATAAGAGGTTGGCATCTGTGCTGTTATTGAGTCCGGAGCAAGTGAATGCACTGGTGTACTGCCATCCATACAGGCTGTGTACAATGGCAGGCTTCTTGGCATCGTTCGGATCGTCCCCGATTGTCATTCCCTTAGTTGATGGATAACGCGCGATCCAGAATGGACAGTTAATCTGATAAGCATATGGCAGAATATAGGTATTGTAGAAGCTTAGCCCGGTGTACACTCCAAAATCAAGCCCTGCCGCCTTGATTTCTGACTGATATGTGTTGATGATGTCGATTAAGGTCTGTCCAAGTCCCTGCTGGCATCTGTCCTCTACATCAAGCCATACGAATGTCTTTCTTCCGGCAAGTACCTCAATCACTCTCTGTGCATCCGTCTTTGCCTTTCCTAATGTAGTTGCGTACGAATAATTATATACACCCTGAATCGGCATTCCGGCTTCTGTGCAGCCCTTCCAGTTCTGCTCGAAGGTCTTGTCTGGGTTTAGATCCTTTCTGATGATTTTTATAATGGCATACTGTACACCAGCCCATTTTACTTTGTTCCAGTCTATTGTTCCCTGGTATGATGATACGTCAATTCCTTTCATGATGTCTCTCCTTTCGTTCTGTGCATTTGTATTAATGTTGTTCATAAGCTTGCGCCCCTTTCTTTATATTATAAGAGCCGGCACCTCATTTGGTGTCGGCTCCTAGGCTCTATTTGTTAGTTACATATTAAATTTTATATTTTCTATCTCGCTCCCTAACTAGAGTTTAGGTAATCTAAAAACAGATCTTAATAAATTAAATAGTTTAGGGAATATTTCCATCATGAAAATGAGTACCAAAATACTCGAAATTTTACCGGGAAATAACTCATGTTTACTATTGTCAAAAAATGATGTTATTTCTGCACTAGGATTATCTTCATCAACATTCAATTTCGATAATCTTTGTGTATCAATTACAAACGGTGATGGTGCAGCATTTACAGGACATCTTGAATCGCCAACGATCACACCAACTGGTATCTATGTCGTATGGGAAAATAAAGTAACCGCTAGTTGTAATATTAGAGTAAATTATATACTATTTTATCATGACTAATAATTATTTTGCAATATATGCAATGAATCCCATATAAGTAAGAGGTTCTGTATGTCCATGTGATGATACCCATGATAATGTACCATCAGCTTTTAATTGTAATGCGGCTATTGCGGCAGTAGGGGTACTCCAATCACCATTCACCATAAACATTGGAGATGTTAAAGTCGAGAAATCAGTACTCATTAATGGCAATGATAATCCGAGATTAGTTACATTTTCTAGGAAATATTCCTTATTTTTTACAACACCACCAGCAGTATGTTTGTAATATATAAAACATATCTTACCAATCATTGTTCCCATAATATCATTTTTAATAGTTATTTTGCCATTTGTTAAGCTATCTAAACTCTGGTTTAATGCACTTATAGCTCCAGTACACGTTCCATCCCCTATCTTGGATATGTCCGTTTTTCCTATCCTCTTTGTGATAAAATACTTTAATCCTGTAAGATCCAAATATTTTGCCATTTTTTCTCCTTCTTTCTATGCAAATGCCGCATCTATTTCACTATTGGTTATTGCAACCATATCCGACTGCTTTATATAGCTGCTTAGGTCAATTTCTCTTGTACCTAATTTTTCATACTTATTGTTAATCCATAAATATTCATCATACACATTCTGTCCTCTTCCAGAATTGGCAATTAAATAAAACGTTCCCTTAACGCCTGTTGATGGCAATGTCTGCACTACTTGAAAATCCAATTTAGTAATACCGGCCATCGCTGTTGAAATGGCCGATGTTACAAATGCTGTTGATGCGGCCTGAGTATTATTTGTACCAGCTGATGCTGTTGGCACTTTAGGTGTACCAGTAAAAGACGGACTCGCTATAGGTGCTTTCTTAGTTAGCTCAGCCTGTACTGCCTTGTTTTGTACCGGGTTTGTTGAAGTGCTACTCAGTTCACTATCTACTGTTGTCTTATTTGCACCTTCCGCTATTCCATCAAGCTTTTTCTTATCACTTACTGACATAAGACCATGTGCAGTCTGTGTTGCATCAGAATAAGTTGTATTTGTCGGTGTTCCATATGTACCATCCCCTCGTAAATACTTTCCATAATCGCCAGCTGCCGGTGCAGGTACCAATCCTGACGTTCCAGCTGCTGAAGCTGTTGCACCTTTCATAACAGCATACGTTGTATTTTCTTTCGGTGGTGTATATCCAAGTGCTTTTATTACATTATCACTTGTAAGCTCTCCTCTGATAGTTTGTGATGATTTGTTTTCAACATTGCCTAATCCGATTTCTTCCTTTGAATGTGTGTGTCCTTTATCACTTTTATCTTCCAATAGAGTTTTAATTTTACTAATGATGTATACCGCACCTGTAAGATTTAAATATTTATTTTCCATAGTTCTCCTTTCTGTTATCTAAAGTCCATTAAATATAGCCTCTATTTCTTCAATGGTAATAGCATTATCATTATTAACTGCATTCACCTCCTCCGGGGTGTATGATGGTTTGTTTTGTGCTTTAGCCCATTCTGGTATGGTTGGATCTGTCTCATACATATCTCCTGATATTTCTTTTCCATTCAAGCGGGGTTTGTTTTTTAGCTGTTCATAATCATCCATTATGTATATTTGCTCACATTCAATTCTTAATTCAGTATCATTTTCCATTTCAAGTTCAATTTCTGTCATATCATCCCCTCTTTCAATATATCTTCAACTGGTACTGACTTGATATTGCTTGCAATTACATTTTCATCTTTTGTCTTTGCCCTGACCTGTATCAATACATTCTTCATAGCATCAAGCTGCAGTGTTTCATCTTGAGATAATTTAATAAATAATGTTTCATCCGAAGTATTCAATTGATCCATGGACTTCTCAAACTCATATTTTCCCTGTTTAAAGGTTACATATATTTTTTCCAAATTATTTATATCACAACCTTTTAATTTTATTTTGATTGTTGGAGTTGTTCCTCTTCTCATACTTCACCTCTTGTCTCAAAACTTATATTGCATCAATTTCCTTGGTACTTATAGTTTCTATTTTATCTACTTTTTGATTGACACTTTCAATTTGTTTTCTAACAGCCTCCCCCGCTGTATCGTATGACTCTCCTGCAAATCCTTTTCTCACATCCTTAAGCTCTGCTTCGTAGTTGCCAAATCTTTTTAACAATTGTTCCACAAGTGTAGTCTGCTTTTCCTCTTCCTCATCACCAAATCTCATTTTTCCAGTACATTTAACAATTATGTTGAACGATATCAGCTTACTGTCACCATCTATCACTCTGATCTGCATAACATTCTGCCCTGCATGAAAAAATGACTCAGAAGGAATAATCGTAATCGTATTTCCATCCACTTCTGCCAAGGCTTTATTAGGCTCAGCCATAGTTCTTGTACACATACTGTACACAACTGCTGCCGCTGTACCCGGAATAGTGTAATCCTTTATATCAAACTCTAATGCGATTGAATTTGTGCCCTCAGTTACCTCTATTGGAGCCTGAAGCACATTCTTTGTAACATATATGTCTCTTTTGATAGTCTGCATTCAAATATCTCCTTTCCTATGCAGGAATAAATCTAACTATATATCTTCCAGCCGGTTCTACACCTGACTCAAGGAAATCATACCAGGATCTCGCATATTGTCTTCGTGCTTCTTCCTCTTCCACACCGGCTCTCTCAAAGTTCTTGAGGTAAGCTGAAGCAAGATACTCCGGTGTCTCTGTACTTGTTTTAAATTGAGACCATGTCAGATTATACGCAGATGTTTTAATCCATTCACCTGTAGATTCTGATAACTGATCAATCCAATATAACTGTACTGTTCCATCTCCTATATCGTATCCGTTAGCCTTTGCCCAATTTGTATATTTGGTTGCCGGAGTCCACTGCACCAGTCCATAGCCACCGGAATAGTTGCCCTCTTTAAGGCTTTGCCACAATCCAGGATTAATGGTTGATTCTCTCTGCATATTTCCAAGCAGGCCTGAGATTGCATTGATTGTCCAGCCTTTATCACTTAGATATGTATAAATTTCTTTTGCATTGCTCTCCATCTCTCCCTGCGTCAAATATTTATTATTACTAATCATGGATAAGCACCCTCTTTCGATTTTCCTCCTATAAGCAGTCCTCCAACATAATTCTCATAAGTTCCATCCGAATACTCTACTGTTCCGGTAAATCCGTTATATCCGTTTACACCGAATGACTGGCAATCAACATATACCTCGCCAGTCTTAAACATTCTAAATAATGCATTTTCAGTACCGATTTTAAAAATTTCGTTACTTACTGCAAAAATTCTCCCGACAGTATTACCACTTTTGTCCATGATCTTCATCTCCCCCTCTGAGATCTCTACTCTTCGGCCAAATTCATCACTTCCACAAGTGTATTTACCATTTGTCAGTATTCCATCTTTATCCATGATAGTTAGGATGGCTCCATTACCATCTAATACTTTTATAATGCCTGCTATGTTGTCTATTCCGCCAATGGTCAATGTTCCTCCATATATCCGGTCTGCCAGCATGGTTCCAGCTATAATATAGTCGGCGAAAAAGCCTTTCCCGGTTCCGAATGTACTCCATATCCAGTCTTTTCCATCAGCGGTCCTTTTAGATGCAATTTCAAATCCCATTGAGCCAAGGCACATAGCTCCATATGTAGGTGATTCCGGATCCAAATCCTCAAAGAGCATAGCTCTTACATCCTGTTTCTTTGCTATGTCACGCATTGCATGAAACTGTGTCTTTACCGCATCAAGGATTCCTTTAACCTGAGCTCCAACTACGCTCCCATCATCACGTATTGCACTATCAATACGATTCTGAAGGCTTACCTGATTAGATATATAGTCAAACTGATAATCGCCTAATTTGACTGACGAAATGGTATTGTTCACACAATCCCACTCCAGCTCAATGACTCTGGCATCAGTAACGATGTCAAGCTTCGCATTTCGGCAGTGTACAGTGTCCCCAAGTGATACACTTACAAGCTCCTTGACATCCGAATAAAGCTCTGTATCCTCAATCATAACCATATCAACCTCAATAGTGACTGTTGGCTTGTCTGCTCCCTCTTTCCACTGCTTCTGGCACTGCCTTTCCAGTGCTGCATTCAATTCCTCCTGCGTATGGCAGACGATAATTCCATTGTCTGCATCTCCGTCCTGTGCGTCAGCCTCCATCTTTACATTCTCAAATTTCATGACTTTGTATTTTATAGTCGGGTACTTGTCTATCAAAGGGGAATCCACCCATGGTGTACTTCCATCCATAGTCTGTCCATTATAA